GCCATTGGTTGCAAGAGCGGACCGAGCCGAGCGAGGGCAGCGCGCAAGCCTCTGTCCTTTATCAGGATTATGCGTGCTGGTGCGGGGATAGCGACCTGTTGCCGCTATCGGTGAAGGCTTTTGCGCGTCAGCTTCAGGCGCGGGGTCATGCGCAGCATAAGAGTAATGTCAGCCAGTATCGCGGCCTGAAGCTGCGCGAGGAGATTTCCGCATGAGCAGCGTCAACAAGGTGATATTGGTCGGCCATCTGGGCGCGGACCCGGAGGTGCGCCATTTTCAGCATGGCGGCAAGGTCTGCAATTTCCGCATCGCGACGGCCGAAAGCTGGAAAGATCGCCAGTCCGGCGAGAAGCAACAGCGGGTCGAGTGGCATAGTATCGCCATTTTGTCCGATGGCCTTGCCGATGTCGCCGCGCGCTATTTGCGCAAGGGCAGCAAGGTCTATGTCGAAGGTCAGCTGCGTACCCGCAAATGGCAGGATCAGGGCGGGAATGATCGCTATACGACCGAGATTGTACTGAACGGCCCGCGCGCGATGCTGCTGATGCTCGATCGCAAGGATGGCGGGGCTTCGGGCGGCGGTGATGGCGGCCATGATATGGATGATCCTGTGCCGTTCTGACGGCTGATTTTCCGACCAGATTTCCACTGTTTTTGACCGGGAGCGCGCGTGCGCTTTTGCCGGAGGGATTTTTCGACCGTGACATATCAGCATCCACCCTTATCCCCGCTCGGTCAGGCGGCGCTGAGCTATGCCCGGCGCGGCTGGCCGGTATTCCCGTGTCGCGAACGAACCGAAACGATCGAGAGTTTCGGCGGCAAGATGCGCCAGCTGAAGGCGAAAGCGCCTTATGGCGGCAGCGGTGTCAAGGATGCGACCACCGATGAGGAGGTGATCAAAGGCTGGTGGCGGCGCTGGCCGCAGGCGATGATCGGCGTCGCCATGGGGCGCAACGGCCTGTTCGCGCTCGATTTCGATCCGCGCGTTGACGAGGAAACTGGCGAGGTTTTCACGCTCGACAGCCTGAAGGCCGCGCTGGTCGAACAGATGGGATGCGACCTGCCGCAGAGTCTGACGGCGATGACACAAAGCGGCGGAGTGCATGTCTATCTGCTCCAGCCCAAGGATGGCGGAGAACCGATCCGCAACCGGGGTAATCTGCCCCGTCATGTTGATGTGCGGGGGCAAGGCGGCTATGTGATCGCGCCGCCGAGCATCCTCTATCATGAGGACGGCAGCGAAGCGCGCTATCGCTGGCTTTCCAACCGGCATGACGATCCGGTCGATGCGCCGGCGGTGCTGGTCGAGATATTGCGATCCACGGGACGGGCCACGGGACGGGCGAAGGGAAAGAAGGCGCCGGCCGAGAAGACTGCGCCCCCCGCGCCCCCGTTATCGAGCAGCGGCGCGGCCTCCCGCCCTGCGGGCGCAACGCAGGCGGAATATGACGCGATCCGCAAATATGGCCTTTCGGCCCTGGAGGAAGAATGCCGGTTAATCCGCACGGCCGGGAGCGGAGTGCGCAACGGGCAATTGAACGAGAGCGCGTTCAATATCGGTACGCTGGTGACCGCAGAGCCGTTTCCCGCGCTTGATGCGCGCTTTGCCCGTGCGGCGATCGAGGCGGCGGCGCGGGATAATCCGGGCGATGACGACGAACGGCAGCTGCTCGCCACCATCGCCTCCGGCTGGTCCGCCGGGGAGCAAGCTCCCCGTGACCTGACCAACGTCGCGGAGCGCGCGCGCCAGCGCGCGGAGCGGCCTTATCGTTCCTCCCTCCGGTCCGCCTCCGCCCTCTCCCCTCCCTCTGCCACTGAGAATGGCGAACCAAGCTCCCACACGGGAGGAGGAACGGAAAAAGGGGGCAGGAAAGGGATGGGGGGCGCCATAGAGGCCGATCTGACACTGAAATGCGCTCAGCTGCCGATGACGGACCTCGGCAATCTGGAGCGGTTCCTGCTGCGCCACGGACGGGATTTCCTGTGCGTGGCGGCCTGGGCGGAAAGCGCGATGTCGCCCGGCTATGTCGCATGGGACAAGCGCCGGTGGAACCGGAGCATGGCGGATGCGCTTTTCGGCCTCGCCGTGCAGGAGACGATGCGTCTCATACAGGAGGAGGCCGATTTCATCCGGGCAAGCGGGGTGCCTTTCCCACCCGAAGAGGGCGATATTCCGGATGAAGACGGGGGCGAGGAGGAGGAATCTTCTGACCAGCCGGAGGAAGAGCGCGATCCGACACTGGCGGAAAAGGCGTTTCTGGATGGCGAAGCCAAGCGTGCACGGCGGCGCAGCTCCATGTGGTATCTGCAACGCTCACTCGCCCGGCAGACCCGTCATGACGGGCCGCGCCATGACACTATCGTGCAAGTCAAGAGCAATGGCGATATCGTGCTTTATTCCGACAAGCTGGCGGCATGGGGCCGCACATCGGAAAGCGCCGGTCATATAGAGTGCATCCGCAAACTCGCCCCGCCGCGTCTCTCCGCAAGGCCGGAGGATTTCGACGCCGATCCGCTGATGCTCAACGTGCAGAACGGCACATTGATTTTTCACCGCCCCGAGGGAGAGCGCCCCGCGCGCGTCGAGTTGCGCGAGCATCGCCGCGAAGACAAGATCACGAAGCTGGCGCGGGCGACCTATGACAAGGATGCCGATTGCCCGCAGTTCAGGGCCTTTCTGGAGCATGTGCAGCCTGCCGAGGATATGCGCGACTGGCTGACACGATGGTCAGGCTATAACGCGCTGGGCATTGCGGACGCCCAGGTGATGGCGTTGTTTTACGGTGAGGGATCGAACGGGAAAGGCGTGTGGGTGCAGACCCATGCGCATATCCTTGGCGATTATGCCTGGGCGACCGGTATCGAGACGTTCATGGATAGCGGTTTCAAACGCAATGGCGGCGGCCCCTCCCCCCATCTGGCCGCGCTAGCCGGGCGGCGCATGGTCTATGCCAATGAGCCTGAAGATAATTCGAAATTCTCCGATGGTCTGGTCAAATCGCTGACCTCCGACGAACCGATTGGCGGTGTGCGCGAGCTATATGGTCCGGCCTTCGAATTGCTGATCACCTTCACCAATACAGTGATGGCGAACAATCTTCCCCGGATCGGGACGGATTTCGGCATTCGTCGCCGTATGCAGGTGGTGCCCTGGCTGATCATCATTCCGAAGGAAAAGCAGGACCCGCTGCTGAAGGCGAAGCTGCGCGAGGAAATGTCCGGCATCCTCAACCAGATGATCGCGGGCGCGCTGGCTTATCTCACGGACGGGCTGACGATGCCGGAGGCAATGGTCGAAGCGACCAAGGCCTATCATGACGACAATGATATTCTCGGCCAGTTCCTGACCATGTGTGTAGCGCGTGATCCGGGTAGTACGGTTGGTGCGACGGTGCTGCACGAGCTGTTCGCCGCCTGGCAGACATGGGCGGGGAACCTGCCCCAGACCGGGAAGCCATGGTCGACCAAGAAGCTGCGCCAGGAGATGGAGCGCAAGAGTTTCCGCATCAACAAGTCCAGCACGATGAAGTGGCAGGATATTGTGCTGCGCTTTGATGCGATCGACTTTGTTGATGAGCATGGCAAGCCGGTCGAGCGCGATCTGCCGGCGCCACGGCATAGCGACAAGGCCTCTGCCGGTGCGCCAATTGGGGCCGCCCCGCCGGGTGGCGATGCGCCCCCCATTCCCCCCTCGGCCCTGCCGCCCGCGAGCCTTGATGATGATGATTTACCGCCTTGATCCTCCCTGCCTCCCGCCTGTGGGAGTGTGACGCGGGAGGGATATTCGGCGCTTTTCCGGGCCTCCTGATGTGTGAGGGAGGTTGGGAGGCGTGGCAGGCAAACTTTTATAGCGCATATTTTTACGGTGCTTCGATTGAAGGATAGTTGCGATGACCGGCAGTAGAATTCCGCCCTGATCCTCCCAGCCTCCCATTTGCGGGAGGATCATCGATCCTCATTTATCGCAGATTTCCGGGCCTGTGGGAGCTTCTGGGAGCTTGGGAGGGAAAACGACAAAACCACATATGCGCATGTGCGCGTCACATATGCGCGCACGCGCGCGTAGGAACCTAGGATACCCCTCCCATGCTCCCTGATGATAATCAATCTATTGATATTATTACAATTCTTCCTCCCATTTCTCCCTCCCAAGAGAGGGAGGAAGGGAGGTTGTATAGTTTTGCTGATGTCGAAGAACGCCTGATAGGGGCAATGCTGGTGATGTGGCGGCTTTCCGATCGCGAGGCAGGATGGCTTCGGGTCAGGGCACGGTGGCCGGATATCGTGCGCGAGCATGAAGCGGGCGATTATGACGGACGCGGCTATCTCGGCAACAGTTCAGATATCCCACTCAAGCCATTGCCTGCGACCCGCCGCGATATGGCCGAGATGGAAGAGGCGTTCGGATGGGTGCTGTCCACCAAGCCCGAGGACAGGAAGCTTATCGGGCTGGCCATCGGCGCGCTGGCGCGGGGCGAGAAGCGGGTGCCATGGATCAAATTACTGCGCCCAATGGGGTTAAAGCTGGGCGCGCATGGCCTGCGCAAGCGATATGAGCGGTCTATGCGCACGGTGGTTAAGGCCGCAAATGCAGGACTTGCTAAGGTGGCGGACTGTCAAACATTATAAGTTGCATCCGGAAAATTATGTTTGTCCACTTCTCGGGCAATTTGAGCTTATAAATATCTACGCTTGGGATAGCCCCTTGGCTCTACCAGCATCCTCTCCTTAACCTGACAGTGCCCCGTCTGGCTCCAGCCCGGCGGGGCGCTGTCATTTCTGGCGGTGCTCATGGGCAGGCTTCGTGCATTCGGTTCGAGAATCGGCGGCATGACCGCAAAGGTACGACCCGCACCGAAGGTGGCCGAGGGTTTCTATTCCTCTGCAGCATGGCGCGGGCTGGTCGCGGATCGCAGACGCGATGCCGATTATGCAGCGGCCAAGGCTAGGGCCAAACCAGGGGAACGGTTGATCCTCGATCACAAAGTTGAACGGAAAGACGGCGGCGCAGACCTCGATCCGGCTAACACGGAATGGCTCACCTTCTCTGAGCATCAAGTCAAGACTGCGAAAGCAAGGGCTGCACGGGCGTGGGGCACGGCATGGGGGGGTGGGTCAAATCTCTAGGAGGCGTCCGCCGCTGGTACCGCCACTCGTCCCATTCGGGGATTTTTTCTTTGAGGAGTGATTTTTGGAGTTTGATCTGTTCGGCGACCCGGTTCTTCCTCGACAGGAAGGGCGTGGGAGACCGGAGCATCTCTGGACCCTCGAAAATTCGAATAAGGTGCTTTTGGCTTTTGCGCGTGGTCTGACGGTCAAACAGGCCGCGACTATCATAGGGGTGTCGGCACCGACTCTCCGGAAAGTTTATTTTTCTGAAGTCGCAAAGCGGACCGAAGCCTCGCTTCGGATGGAGATGACGCAGTTAGCCCGCCTCAACAAGATGGCTGCCGATGGAAATGTCTCAGCAGAGAAGGAGCTATTCAAACAAATGGAGCGGCTGCGTCAGCGCGATCAGGTACGCGCGGCGGCACCCGCCCCGACCATGACATCGGCGAAACCTGAAAAACTGGGAAAGAAGGAAGCTGCCCGCCGTGCGGCCGAGCAGGTGCGAGGGCTCTATGAACCTCCCCCGCCGCCTGGGCAGTTGAACTGATATGGCGCTCGCGCGCGGACAACTGGAGTTGCGCTGGTCGACGGCGTGTCCGGATTGGGAACGACGGATCGTCGAACGGGAATCTTTGGTTCCGTTCAAGCCACTGTTTCAGAGCGAGGCCGACGCAGCACTGGAAGTGTTTAAATCCCTGCGCATGGTCGGCGTACCGCGCGCAGATGGAAAACCGGGTTGGGCTACGTTTGGCGAGGCCTGCGACCAGTTCGTTTTCGATTTTGTCGCCGCGATCTTCGGCGCTTATGACGCGAAGCGCGGCGAGCGGCTGATTACCGAATTCCTACTGCTGATCAGCAAGAAGAACGGGAAATCGACGATCGCGGCGGGCATCATGCTGACCGCGCTGATCCGCAACTGGCGGGATGGCGCGGAACTGAGCATTCTTGCGCCGACGCAGAAAGTCGCAGGAAACAGCTTTAAACCCGCCGCCGCCATGGTTCGAGCAGACCCGGCGCTGGTTGAACTGTTGCAGGTTGTCACACATGAACGGCTGATCCGTCATCGCGTGACCGGTGCAGAGCTGAAAGTGATCGCGGCCGATACGAATACGGTCGGCGGATCGCAGGCCGGATTTGTTCTGGTCGATGAACTATGGCTGTTCGGCAAACGCGCCAATGCCGGGGATATGCTGGAGGAAGCAACAGGTGGCCTCGCATCCCGACCCGAAGGGTTTGTCATTTATCTGACGACCCATAGTAATGAACCGCCAGCGGGCGTGTTCAAGGAGAAGCTGGATTATTTCCGCGACGTGCGGGATGGCGTGATCGATGATCCGCATAGCTTCGGGATGCTGTTCGAGTGGCCCGAAGCTATGATGGAGGCTCAGGACTATCTGAAGCCAGACAATTTCTATGTGACCAACCCCAGTATCGGGCGGTCGGTTTCAGTCGATTTCATCCACAAGAAACTGCGCAAGGCGTCAGCGGGCGAAGAAGAAATTGACGAAGAGGACGGCGAGAAAGAAACGCTTCAGGTCGTTCTCGCCAAATATCTGAACGTCGAGATCGGCCTGAAGCTGCGGCGTGACCGGTGGCGGGGTGCAGACAGCTGGGAAGCGGCTGGCGACCGGTCGCTGACGCTCGACGCCCTGCTCGCCCGATGCGAGGTTGTGGTGGTCGGCGTCGACGGCGGCGGGCTGGACGACCTGTTCGGCCTGTGCGTCGCAGGTCGCGAGCGCGAGACAAAACGCTGGCTGTATTGGTTTCGCGCCTGGGCCTGGCCCGAGGTGTTCAAGCGCAGAAAATCCGAAGCGCCAAAATTGCTGGATTTCGCCAAGGACGGCGACCTGATCCGCTGTGGTCATAATGGCGGCCTGCCGCGCGATGAGTGGGAGGATGATGCGGTCGATGAGCCGGTGCAGATCGAGGAAGATGTAGCGCAGATTGTCGCGATCATCGCGCGAGTGAAAGATAGCGGGCTCCTGCCGGAAAAAGGTGCGGTCGGCCTTGATCCACAAGGCGTCGGCGCGCTGGTCGATGCACTGGCCGATATTGATCTGGTGCACCCGCAAGTCGTGGCCATCAGTCAGGGCTTTCGCCTTTCCTCAGCCGTCTGGTCGATGGAGCGGAAGCTGAAAATGAACATGGTGGTGCATGACGGGTCCGCGCTGATGACGTGGTGTATCGGCAACGCGAAAGCCGAACAGCGCGGCAATGCGGTGCTGATTACCAAGGAAACTGCGGGAAAGGCGAAAATCGATCCGCTCATTGCGGGTTTCAACGCCACGAAGCTGCTCGAAGCGAACCCGACAGCTGTCGGCCAATTCGAATATACGGGGATGTAACCGCATGGGATTGATGGACCGCGCTCGCGCGGCGATGCAGGCATGGCGCAGCCCTGCCGCATCGTCGGACGCGCCTGTCGCCGCTGCGGATGGCCTCAATGATCCTGACGGTTTGACTGTGGTCAATCTGCTCGGCTCCAGCGGTGCCGGTGCGCCGATGAGTGAGGCCCGGGCGATGTCGGTCCCCGCCGTTCTGCGCGCGCTGGAAGTGTTATGCGGCCTCTTCGCGATGACGCCCGTACATTATTACCGTTCCACCGAAAACGGAAAGGAACGAATAGATGATGCCCCACAGGCACAGATGTTTCAGGCCAGCGCCAATGCGGTGCAACCGGCGTATCTTCTGAAAGAACTGATGCTTGGCGACCTGCTGATGCGGGGGCGCTTCGGGGCCTATATTCATCGCGATCCGCTCTATCGGCCCAAGGCGCTGAGCAGGGTATCGGCTGACGGCATTGCACCGGTTCAGCATTGGGATCGATCCGATGGCCTTGAACTGTTCTATGATGTCAACCTGCCCGATGGGTCGCGCGACCGGTTAACCCGCAATGATTTCTGGTATGTTCCCGGCTTCAGCCGGGACGGCCTTGTCGGCATCGACCGGCTTAAGTTGCTCACGAATACGTTCGAGTCGACTGCGGCGACCAATGAGTTTGCACGACGTTTCTGGGAGAATAACGCGCAACCCTCCACGATCCTGACAACGAAAGCGAAGGTCCAGCAAGAGGACAAGAACAGGATAAAGTCCGACTGGCAGCAACGTTTCGCCGGACCGCGCAATGCAGGCGCTGTGGCCGTACTCGACCAAGAAATGGATGCGAAGTTTCTCGCCCATGATAATCGTGCATCACAATTTGTCGAAACGCGCGGCTTTGGCGTTGTGGAGGTATCGCGGGCTTTCGGTATCCCACCTCATGTACTGTTCGAGCTGAGCCGTGCCACCTTCAGCAATATCGAGCAGCAGAGTCTCGAACTCTATCTCTATTGCATGTTGTCGCATTTCGGGCGTGCGGCAGCGCATATGACGCATCAGTTTGCTGCCGCCGGTCACTTCTTCGAATTCATGCCGGAGGCCCTTCTGAAGGGCGATATTGCAGCTCGTTACGCCGCTTATGCCATCGCGGTGGACAAGGGCATCCTCAATCCCAACGAAATCCGGCGCAAGGAAAACCTCAATGACCGCGACGGCGGCAATGAATATCGCGTCGGGTCCGGAAGTCAGCTGGAGGGCCAGCAAGCGACACCGGATCAGCAGCCGGCCCCAGTCAATGACCCCGACCCATCGGAGGATGAATGAACGAGCATGTTCTGGCGGCGATCCGCTCTCAGCCATGGGCCATCATGCCCGCCTATCTTGATGCAATTGAGGCATTGGCCATGCGGATCATGGATCACCCCGCCCTGATCGAGGTGGAACGGGATGGTCATCAGGCCCGTTTTGAAGCAGCGACCGCCCGCATGGGTGAGCGGGCGCCCGGAACGCGATCGGCCGCCCTGCGTGATGGTGTAGGATCGCTGCCGATATTCGGCCCGGTATTTCCGCGCGCAAGCGGCCTTGCGACATCAGGCGCGACAACGCTCGACATGGTGGCGGCCGATCTGAGGGCGCTGGAAGCATCGCCAGAAGTTCGATCTATACTGATGGTGATCGATAGCCCCGGTGGAGCTGTGACCGGCATTCATGATTTCGCTCAGATGGTAGGAGCGGTGAGTAAACCGCTCTCTGTTCATGTCGCGGGCCAATGCTGTTCAGCGGCCTACTGGTTTGCCAGCCAGGCACGGGGCGGAATCAGCGTTGACCCGACCGGTATCGTCGGTTCCATTGGCGTGTGCATGTCGTCTTCCTATCAGGAGGGACCAGACAGCAGCGGGCGGCGGTCGATTGAGATCGTTAGCAGTAACGCCCCGAACAAGCGTCCGGATTTGTCGACGGAGGACGGACGCGCCGCGCTCCGTCCGATGCTCGATGCGATCGAGGACGTATTCATCAGCGCCGTAGCCAAAGGCCGCGGCGTTACAACTGCGCAGGTCCTGGCCGATTTCGGCAAGGGCGGCACCCTGACCGGGAAGGACGCAAAAGCAGCGGGAATGGTTGACCGCGTGGAGGCCGATGGCCTCGACGGGGCCATTCGTCGTCTTGCCCGCCGCGCCCCTCCGGCTGCGCCACGGCGGACGGCTGCGGCGAACCGAATGGCCCTAACGCATCTTCGTGCCGGGCTGTAATTTTCAAAATGGAGACTGAATGATGCGTATTACCGCGCTGAAAATGAGTCTGGCGGCCGTCATCGCCTCGATGGACGGAATGCTGGATCTGGCCGCGAATGAGGACAATCGCGACCTGACGGAAGAAGAGCAGACCCAGTTCGATGCCTGGCAGAAAGAAGCCGAGGGGCTTCAGGCATCCATCAAGCGCGAGGAAGCCATCCTTGCGCTGAAAGCCAGCGCGGCCGCGCCTGTCACCCTGCCCGGCGGGCCTGCCTTCGTGCCTGCGGCAGTCAAGGAAAAACCGGAGCCGGGCGTGATGGTCGGCCGCATTGCGATGACGATCGCGGCGACGGGCGGAAATGATCAACGTGCCATGGCAAATCATGCCGCCGGTATCTGGGGTGATGATACCGGCCAGATCGTTGCGAATATGGAACAATCCACCGCAACGAAAGGCGGCTATCTGGTCGATACCGACTATAGCCGGGACTTTATCGACTTGCTGCGGCCCCGCGTCGTCATCCGCCAGCTCGGCGCGCGTTCTGTGCCGATGCCGGACGGAAACCTGACCATGCGTAAGAAAACGGCGGGTACGCAGGCGGGCTATGTCGGTGAACGCGTCCCCGCCCCCACCACCGACATGCAGGTTGGTCAATTGACCATGAGCGCCAAGAAGCTGATGGCGCTGGTGCCGATTACCAACCAGCTGATCCGTCGCGCTTCTTATGGGGTTGATGCGATGGTGCGTGATGACCTGCTGGAATCTGCCGCAATCAAGGAAGACCAGCAGTTCCTTCGCGGCGCGGGGAGTGCAACCAGCCCGACCGGCGTCCGCTACCTCGTTGCTGCGGCCAATGTGCTGGGCATGACAGCGGCCCCTAATCTTGTCACCGTCACGTCGGATCTCGGCCGCCTGACGCTCGCGGTGAAGAATGCAAATGTGCCGATGATCAATTGCGGGTGGATCATGTCGCCGCGCGTTCGCGAGTTTCTGGCGAGCATTCGCGACGCCAATGGCAATATCGCCTTTTCCTCAATCGAGGCCAATGGGACGCTGAAGGGTTATAAGATAGCGGAGACGACCTCCGTTCCCGATAATCTGGGCGTCGGCGCGGTCGAGTCCGAACTGTATTTCGGCGACTGGAGCCAGTTCCTGATCGGTGACACCTATCAGATCGCGCTCGCCGCATCCGATACCGCCGCCTATGATGACAGCGGCACGATCCGGTCAGCCTTCTCCAACGATGAAACGGTAATCCGTCTGATCGAAGAGCATGACACACAAATCCGCTATGATCGTGCGGCGGCTGTGCTGACTGGCGTGACCTGGGCGCCCTGATGCGATCAATCCGGCGGGCATCATGACGATACCCGCCTTTCCCCCTCTTTCATGGAGTAGCCATCATGGCCGTGGAATTTCTGCAGTCGACGCAGGTCGGCACGCTGTACAACAAGGGCGATATTGCCGGGTTCAATGAAGAAACCGAAAAGCAGCTGATCGGAGCGAAGGTCGCCAAGGCGGTCAATTCCGCCAAGGCGGGCGAGAAGAAACCGGAATAAGCATAAACGAGCGCGGGTGGCGATATGAGCGTTCTTGTGACGGTGGAGGCCGCCCGCGAGTGGATGCGAGTACGGGATGAGGCAAGCGACGATCTGATCATCAACATCATCGATACGGCAGAGGGCATCGTATTTGGCTTTTTAGGCCGGCCAATCAGCGGAACCGGCAGCTGGCCGACCGCAGAAGTTCCTGCACCCGTCATCAACGCGATCAAAACCGTGGCCGCCGCGATCTATGACAATCGCGGTGGCATCGCGGTCAGCGATGATGAACTGCGTGCGCTTGTCGGTGGTTGGTGCAAACCGGATTTCGCATAATGCGCAAGCGCAGGGACTATACGACCCGGCTTGACCGGATAGTCATCATCGAGAAGCCCGTGCCGTCTGAGGCTTTCGACGGCGCGGGTTC